CGGCGAAGAATTTGTAAAAATCAAAGAAAGCGAAGGTAAGTAATGGATAAATCAGCGATTTTGACCGCAATCACGGCGGCATTCCGCAAAGAATTTCAGGCGGGCTTGGAATCCGTCAAGCCCGACTATACCGCCGTTGCGATGACCATTCCGTCCAATACGGCAACCAATACTTATGCGTGGCTCGGCAAATTCCCGCAAATGCGCGAATGGGTCGGCTCGCGCCAAATCGAAAAAATGAACAAGCAGGCAATGAGCCTCGACAACAAAAAATTCGAGGCAACCGTCGGCGTAGCCCGTACCGACATCGAAGACGACCAAGTCGGCATGTACCGCCCGATGATGGCGGCAATGGGCGAATCTGCCGCCGCCCTGCCCGATACGCTGGTATGGGGTCTGCTCAAAAAAGGCAAAACCACTGTCGGCTATGACGGCCAATATTTCTTCGACACTGACCACCCCGTTTACGAAAAAGCGGACGGTACGGGTCAAAACACGCCGCACTCCAACCTAACTACCGGTACGGACAACGACGCGCCGACCTTCTACGTCGTCGATGACACCAAAACGCTCAAGCCGCTGATTTTCCAGAACCGCACCGATCCCGAGTTTGAAACCAAATTCGATCCGTCTAAATCCGACCGCGTATTCATGGAAGACGAATATCTGTATGGCTCGCGCCGCCGTTGTAATGCCGGTTTCGGTTTGTGGCAACTGATGCATATGGCGGAAAAAACCGCGCTGACCCGCGAAAACCTCGCCGCCATTATCGTCAAAATGCAAAAAATCAAAGCCGACGGCGGCTATGTGCTGAACGTGAAGCCCAGCCTCTTGGTCGTCCCGCCCGAGTTGGAAGACAAAGCCCGTGAATTGTTGGAAGCCGACAAAATCAACGGCACGACCAATACCTTCAAAGGTCGTCTGAAACTGCACGTTTGTGTGCATCTGTAAACCCCAAACCGCTTTCAGGCGGTCTTTAAAACCTGTTTAAAGACCGCCTGAAACAAGGAGTAAATATGGCAAAAGCAAACAACACTGAAGATTTGGAGCAAATCGGCGAAGCAGGTGTCGGCGCTGACGCTGAAAAAATCCAAGCAGAACTCAATGCCTTGAAGGCAGCGCATGAAGAAGCTCAAGCGAAAATCGAAGCCCTGACCGTTGAGTTGGCAAAATCCAATGAAGAGAAACAGGCAATTTCCCATGAACTTGCCGAATTGAAAGCTGAACACACCAAGCGCGCAGCCGATGCTTTGGCAGAAAGCCGCGACGTCATGTTGGTCAGCACAGGTGTCGATGGCAAAGAATTTTGGCGCGCCGGCATTTTGTTTAATGGCGAATGGCGTGAAGTCAAACGCGCCGAGGTTGGTGAGAAGGCATGGGCTGCAATCTGTGCCGAGCCTGCATTACAACGGAAGGTGGACGAGTAATGGCTTATGCCACAGTGGCGGACATGATTGCGCGTTTTGGAGAACTGGAGGTTTTACAGCTTACCGACCGCAATCAAGAAGGTGTTATTGACAAGGCTGTAGCAAAAACCGCATTGGATGATGCTACTGCCGAAATCGACGCCTATCTCGGACGGTTCAAGCGACCATTTGGGAAAGTCCCTCCGTTACTGGTGCGCCTATGTTGTGATATCGCCCGTTACCGTTTGACGGCGGCTCAGGGGGTTTTAATCACAGAGGAAATCCGAAACCGCTACAAAATCGACGTATTGGAACTTTTAAAGGCACTCGCCAGCGGAGATATTCAATTGGGTATCGACGATGCCGGTGAGGAAGTCAAAGCCGAAAACACTGTGATATTCGTCAACGGTAAAAACAGGATATTCGCCCGTGATAACAAAGATTGAGCAAGAAATTGTAAGCCGTCTTAAAAATGGCTTGGGTCGAATGGTTCGAACTGTCAAAAGCTACAGCGGCGAACTGGAAGACTTGGCAACACAGGTAATGGTGCTTCCTGCCGTATGGGTAACCTATGGTGGCAGCCGTATCGAGCCGAAAGCAACTGGGAAGAAACGGTATCAAGACAGCGCGGAATTTGTTGTGATGGTTGCTACCCGGTCTCTTAGAAACGAGGCGGCATTAAGACAAGGCGGCACGGATGCACGCGAAATCGGCAGTAACGACTTGCTCTATGCCGTACGCCGCCTATTGGACGGGCAGAGTCTGGGGTTTAGTGATTCACGCGGGTTGACCCCAAAGGCAGTACGCACCCTTGCTAATAATGTTTTGGTGCAAAACTCGGCGGTCAGTGTGTTCGCGATTGAGTATGTTCTACGGTTTGACAGCTTTGCTTTGGAGGACGGTCGATACCCTGAACGCCAGAATGACCAAAGCCACCCTGATTTCATCTTTAGCAGATATTCGGGCAAATCCGATGCTGCATACCCGGACTTTACCGGCGTAGATGGCAAAATTTTTGACCCAAACGGCGGAGAGGTGCCGTTGCATGTTGATTTGAAGGAAAAAAAGGATAAACAAAATGGCAATGATTAAAGTAGTTGCTGCGGGCGGTCTGCGCGTCCCGTTGTCCAACCATCCCCATGAGTACATCGAGCAAGAACCGGTTGAAATTGATGGCGACAACTTGTATTACCGCCGCCTGCTCATGGATGGCGATTTGGTAGAGGTCGCCGATGAATCGGAAGCGGATAAAGCGAAAGGAGCTAAATAATGGCTGACGCTATCAGTTTTGACACTATTCCGGGCAGTATTCGCGTACCGGGGCAGTATATCGAATTTAATACGCGAAATGCGGTTCAGGGTTTGCCGCAAAACCCGCAAAAGGTTTTGATGCTTGCGCCGAAAACAGGTGGAACACAGCCCGAACTGGAGCCGATTCAGCTTTTTAGCGACGCGCAAGCGGCTGATTTATTCGGCAAAGGCTCTCTTGCTCATTTGATGGTCCGTCAGGCTTTCCGAAATAATCAGTATCTTGATTTGACAGTTATCGCTTTGGCAGATAACAGCGCGGGTGTGGCTGCTGAAGGCAGCATCGTCATCAGCGGTACGGCAACAGGACCGGGAGCGGTAACTGTTTCCGTCGGTGGGCGTGATGTTAGCGTTTCCGCTGCCAAGGGCGAGACGGCTGTGGATGTGGCTACACGCCTGCGTGCCGCCATCGAAGCATCCGACCTGCCTGTTGTGCCAGTGCTGACCACGCCCGCATCAAACGGCAAGCTGACGCTGACCGTGAAGTACAAAGGCGAAGTAGGCAATGAACTGGGTTTAAACTGCGACACAGGCAATACCGGCCTTACCTATCAAGTCAGTGCGTTTGCCAAAGGTGCAAAAAATGCCGACATTGCCCCTGCGTTGACTAAAGTGGCAGG